TAGAAAGATGCACGAAGTAATTTGACTTGTGGGGGGTCTTTGTTGTAATGTTTGTCAAATGAACAAAAAACCACCAGAACTTCATTTGATTGATGGAACAAAACCAAGGACAACCACTCCCGTTGCTTTGCCACAACAAATCCGCAAAAGAATTCCGAAAGCCGAATGGCTGGACAACTATGATGCGTGGGACAAGCAAAAATTCATTGAGGAGACCTCGGACTTTTTATACGAAGTCTACGGAATTGGAAACAATCAGGATAAAACCGCTCTCGCCATGCTTGCTAATGAGGTCGATACCTATGTCACTTGCTGTAAGGCTATTGATAAAGGTGGTGTTGTTTGGCGGTTTAATAATGGTGCTAATCATGGCTCCAGCCCTTATCTTATTGAGAGGGGTAAAGCATTTAAGAACATTATTCAAATAATGAATGAATTAGGGCTTACCCCTAGAGGCAGATTAAGCCTAAATAAACCTAATGAGGACTCCACTGTAGCCAAATTCTTGAGAGGACCATTGGCTCAATGATTTGGGAAGATGGTGTTTTATATGCAATTTCGGTAGCAAAAGGCGATATAAATGTATGTCGTGATGTCCGTTTAACTTGTCAAAGGTTTATTAACCAGTTTGAAAACAAGGAATGGGAGTGGGAATTTGATGAAAGATTCCCTCAGCATGTGCTAAATTTTGCCGCCACGCTAAAGCACACCAAAGGACCCGATGCGGGTAAACCCGTAGTATTAGAGCCATTTCAAATATTCCTTATTTGCGCCATTTATGGCTTTAGGGCTAAAAAAGACCGAAATAAAAGAATGGTCACCGATGTAATACTTTTTATTCCACGGAAGGCTGGTAAATCTACATTAACGGCTGTAATAGCACTATACGAATTAACCTGTGGAGAAAAAGGAGCAGAGGTATTTACCCTAGCCACCAACCGAGAGCAAGCTACCATTGTTTTTGATGCCGCTAAAGGCTTTATTGAAAATATGCCCTCGGAACTGGAAAGTTTATTTTATGTAAGCAAGTTTGAGATTAAAAAGGCTGGCGATACGCAGACCATGTTTAAGGCTCTTTCTAGGGATACCAAAAAAACGGGAGACGGAAAAAATCCCTCTTGTGTAATTATTGATGAAGCCGCCCAAATTACCGATAGGAACTCCATAGAAGTATTACATTCTGGCATGGTGGCACGGCTTAATCCTTTGAGAATTTATATTACTACCGCATCCTTTACAAAGGAAACCAAGTTTTACGAGGATATGAGCCTATATCAATCCATGCTATACGGAGAGGCTACGGATAATCCTAAATGGTTTGGACTTTTGTATGGTTTAGACCCACAGGATGATTGGAGACTGCCTACGGTTTGGGCAAAAGCAAATCCTATGCACGGAATTTCCGTATTCGAGGAGGCTATCCATTCTAGATGCGAGGAGGCTAAATTTAAACCAGCCGCCCTAAATGAATTCCTTTGTAAAACCCTTAACATATTTGTTAGTGCCAACTCCGCTTGGATTGACCGCCAGTATTGGGATGACAGTAATTATTTAGAGCCAAAAAAAGATGAACCAGAAGCCGTATTTATAGGCTTTGACCTTGCCGCCACTCGAGATTTAAATGCCGTATGCACATTAAAACGCTATGGCGAGGATGATTATGAGGCGGAGTTCCAATTCTTTTTACCAGAGGAAGGGTTTAACCTTATTCCAAAGCATTACGCTGATATTTTCCGCACCGCAATAAATACAGGAATTCTGAAACTTACCGAGGGTAATGTGATGGATGACCGAGAGGTAAGCAATTACATTATTAATCAGGCTGGAAAATATAATGTAAAGGAAATTGGTTACGATGCTTATAATGCCGCCAGCCTTGTTGCTAGATTAAACGAAGAAGGCTTACCAGTTAAAAAAGTTGGTCAAGGAATGGCAGTATTAAATAATCCAAGTAAATATGTAGAAAAGCTAGTATTACAAAAAGCAATTAAACATGACGGAAATCCATTTTTAGGATGGCAATTAGGTAACTGCGAATGTTATGAAGATGTAAATGGTAATATCAAAATTAGAAAAAATGAAGCAGATAAAGCGGCAAAGGTTGATGGTATTATTTCATTAATTATTGCTATGCACTGTTCATTGGATAATCCATCTATATCAAATAGTTTTGGATTTAGAAGTTTTTAGGTTAGAATGACCTAAAACTGGGAGAGAAACATGGGTTTATTGGATATTTTCAGAGGTAATAAAAAACTCCAAAAGGAGTCCAATACCCTATTCGGACAAACCCAATTAGGTAATAATGTAATTTATCAAGGAGCGGCTGGTAGACAAACAGTATCGCAACAACTCCTTTATGTAACCACAGGAAGCACTACATCAGCTGGTAGACCAGTTGATATGTCTATGCTATCCCGTAATAGCACGGTGATGGCTTGCGTAGGAGTAAAAGCAAGGGCATTAGCTCAATTACCACTCCGAGTTATGTATAAAGGCGATGATGGCAATTTTGTTGATGCTTTAGAAGATTCCTCTGTAAGTGTTAGAGAAAAAGCAAAAGCAAAGCAAGTTTTAAATCTATTGCGCAGTCCTAACAATTTCCAAAGCCAATACGAATTTTGGTATCAATGGTCAATGTGGCAAGACCTTGCTGGCGAATGTTTTACTTTATGGTGGAGAGCAAAGCAAGATGACTCTATACAAACTCCTATTGAGATGTATAACCTTGATGCTACGCTTATTACAGTTCAGCTTACTCCTACCCGCTATCCTTCTTTTAGGCTTTCTACTCCTACTTATGGATTTAACAAGGACGAACCACTCTCAGCGCATCAAGTAATGCACATTTCCGAAGCCGCTTGGCAAGGTGTAGCTGGTTTTAATAAAGGTATTTTAGCGACTGAATTAGTAGCTTTAGACCAAGATATTGACCTTTATGCTAACTTTATTATGCAAAACGGAGCAAAACCTACGGGTATGTTTGTTACCGAGCAAGTTATCCCAGATGCTAAATACAAGGAAATTGCCGCAAGATTAAAAGAAGCATGGGCAAATATGACAGGGTCAAGAGATACTGACCTATCTAAGCCTGGTCAAGGAATGTTGTTAGACCAAGGAATGAAATATCAACCTTTACAAATGCTTACCCTTCAAGATGCCGACTGTCGTGAACTTAAAACCCAAACTATGAAGCGTATTTGTGGTCTTTTTGGTGTTCCTCCAGCAATGATGGGAATTGCCGACCAAAAATATAATAATACTCAAACCATGCTGGATGAGTTTTACAAAACGACTATGTATCCAATGGTCATTAATATTGAACAAAAGCTAAATTCTCACCTTTTTAAAGGCTTTCCTAACCTTTGTGTCCGTTTTGATACAAAAGATTTTCTTAAAGGTGCGGCATTAGACCAAATGAATTTTGCAGTACAAGGGATTAATGCGGGTATTATGACTCCTAACGAAGCCAGAGAATATCTAAATATGGCTCAAATAGAAGGTGAAGATGAATTAACTGGTAAAAATACACAACAGGATATTATGACGGGCACATCACCACAAGATACTGGTGGCGGTGGAGGAAATCAAAAGCGTAAAATGAATATAGGAACTACATAATGAATATTTTTAAAGATTTATTTGATAAACTATCTTCCCAAATCAAGAAGCCTAATGATAAACTTACAAAAAAAGTAGTAAGAAAGCCCAAAATACAAGATAATGACCAATCCATTAAACTTGGGGCAATAAATGAAGAACATACACATAATTTGCGAAGCACTGGTAAAACTGGGACAGGACGCAGACGAATCAAAAAATCCTAGTGGTGCAATAGAAGCCAGAGCAACTACTTGGGGTGCTCGTGAAGGCGCTGATGGTCGCAAATTTAATTACCAGCCTGAAGGCTTTTATGATTGGGCTGATGAGTTTTCCAAAGCTGGAAAACCTATGCCTATGTTTCTTAATCATAATGACATGGGTATGCCAATCGGTCAATGGAATGAAATTTCCTTTGATGAAGAAGGCATGACTGCAAAAGGCAAATTATTTTTAGAAACCTCTGCTGGTTCAGATGTTTATTCTGTATTGAAAGAATCTCCTAAACTATTTGGAGGTGTATCTGTTGGTGCATTTGCAGATGAAGCTCAAATGGTTGATGAAAATGGAATGCCTACTGATGACGAAGAAGGTTATTTTCAAATTAAAAAAGGTGGATTGCGTGAAATTAGCGTAGTTATGTATCCAAATAATCCAGAGGCAAATATTAATCGTCTGGAATATTTTAAAGCTGATGGACAAGCAAATCCCCGAATTATCGAAAAAGCCTTGCGTGATGCAGGACTTTCCCGTAAAGATGCGACCACCGCATCTTCAATCCTCAAGAAAGTTTTGGAACAGCGTGAAGTTGAGCCAGAAGTAATTACTGAGGTAGCCCCACAACAAGGTGAGCTTGAAGCGGTGGTAAATGAAGCTGATGCAATTCTAAAAGCCTTACAAGAAAGAGAATTGTTAAAGGCATTATCTAAACGCATTAAATAAGGAGCATCAAATGAAAGAAGTTATTGAAAAATTAGACACAATCGAAGCGGCTTCCGTTGCTAAGATTGAAGAAGTTAAAGCTGAAGTTGCTACTACTGTTGAAGCCGCTAAAGCAGAATTTGCTGAAAAAGTTGCCGCATTGGAAGCTAAAATTTCCGAAGTGCAAGCACCAGCTATTGTAAAAACTTACACATCTATTTCACAGGAACTTAATCGTTCTGTTCGTGAACAGATTCGTGATTTTTATAAAGCTGGCAACAAAGTTGAAAAAGAAATCAAACTGTTTGAATCAGTAGACCAGTATGATGCGTATATGAAGGAAGATGGTTCACAGTTGGG